GATCTTGCGTCTGCGGCCAACCACAGAGCGCTCGCGGCGGCCTGGGTTAAATGGATCGCGCATGCAGATGACATGGGCCTGCATCATGGCTCCCGCCTATAGAATTGGACGCGTCCCCAGCCGCTGCGCGACAGCGCCGCGCGGCTGCTGAAAACGACGCCGATGCCGTACTGGCAGTGCAGCACGCCGCCGCCATCGACATCGATCCAGATGCCCACATGCGACGGAAAACGGCAATGAGACATCAGTGCGGCGTCGCCTTCGCGCGGACTCTCCACCTCGAACCAATGCACGCGCTCGGCATGTCGCTGAAAGGCGTGCGAAACGGCGACCATGCTGTGCACATCGGCCGAGACCACCGGTACATCGATACCGAAGCGCTCTTGCCAGACACGGCGGCAGAATGCCCAGCAGTCGTTGTGCTGCGGGACGTAGCCCTCGCCAATATAGCTGGTGGCCCAGTGCATCATCTACTATTGGAGAGTCAGGCCTGGAAAGACTTCGGCGGTATAGGTGTCGGCCGGGAAGCGGCGGTTGACGATGTCCTGGAAGCCGGCCACGGCGCGAATGCGCATCGGGTTGGCGTGGATACTGAAAATCGTCAGGTGCAGCGGCGGATCGTTCTGCGGGCCGCCCAGATCGGCCGAGACAAACACGCGGTAGGTAACCTCGAGCAGATCGGTGGTAGACATGGCCAGCTCGATGTTGGCGAGAATTTCGCGCGACACGTTATCGATCTCGATGATCAGCTGCGGCGTGCCTCCGGTGGACACCTCTGGAGGCGTGATATCGAACGAGTAGCCAAGGAAATCCACCGTCGTCGATGCGTCGAGTGGCGCCGTGGCTTCGAGGGTCGCAGACAGGCCGACGACATCGCGCACGACGCGGATCGGCGTGGAGAAGCTGGCGTGGCGGATCTCCAGGGTGTGGTAGATCACGATATCCGCCGGCGCACTGGCATAGGCTTCACGAATCGCCTGTTTGAGCGTCACATCTGGCATTACCGCACCTCCACCTGCGCCGTAACCCACCAGGTGCGGCCACCTTGGCGCGTCGCCTGCCAGGCGCCGTCGAAGCGCGCCTCTTTCTGCATCGCCCCACCATCGCCAACCGCCAGCGTGACGTAGAACCACGCCGCACCGCCGGCCGCCTGTGCATCGGTTTCATACCAGGCACGAAAGATCGCCATCTGCGCATCGGTCAGCTGCCACGCCAGCGAGATGCGGTCGTTGCGAGCGGCGCTGCGCCGCCGCACGCGTTGCGCGCCAAATTCCATGTCGGTGCGGATTGCCGGATCAACCGGCACGAGCTGGTAGCCGGCCAACAGTGGATCCGGTAGCGAAGAGGGCCAGGCTGCCACTAGAAGGCTCCCGCCGCACGGTTGAGGCCATAGGTGCTGCCGAGCGCCGCCGGAACCGGCCCGCTGCCGCGAGAGATGTCTGCGGCAATCGTCGCACGGACCTGGGCGACGAAGATATCTAGCATGTTCACGCCGCCGGATTCCCGTCGCTGCGTTTGCCCGGCACGGCTGGTATCCTCGATGATGTTGACGGTGATGGCGCCGCCAATGCGACTCAACCCGGCCGGCAGGACCGCCTCGCCTCGGTGGAGATAGGCCAGTCCATCGCTCGGCACGTAGGATGTACCCAGAGCATACTTCGGCACGCCGGTGCTGACGCCGGAACCGAACAGCGACTTGAAGATTCCGCTGAGGCCGCCAACATCAAGCAATGGCTGCATGATCGACTTCCGGATTTCGATCCGGATCAGGTCGGCGATGATTGAATCGGCCAAGCTTCTGAAATTGAGCTTGCCAGTCGCAACAAAACTGACCAACGCATCTTCCATGCCCTTGAAGGCGCGGGTCATGGCCGATTCCGTGAAGCCGGCGACGTTTTGCAGTCCTTCGCTGTACTTGCGCAGCGAAATCTCGGCACCGTATTCCCAGGATGCATTCAGTGCGTCCTGCTTGGACTTCTCGGCATCCAGCGCAGCGGTGGTGGCGGCGTGTGCGGCGTCGCGTGCCTGAGACAGTGCATAGATCTTGCTGTTGATGCCCTCGATGTCGCCGATCTTCCCAAGCTCCGCATTGACGGCCCGCACCGCCTCTTCGTAGTCCTGCTGTATCTCGCGGGCAGCCTCGGATTGCTGGATCTGGAAGGGCGTCTTGCCCAACGCGCCGCGGCGGGCGTCGATGCCGGCAATGCTCTGATCCTGTCTGAATCCGAAATCGCTGATCGCCTTGTTGGCGGCATCTTCGGCGCGCGCAACCTGAGCGCGCACGCGAGCATGGTCCTCGTTCGCCTTGGTGGCCGCCTTCAGGCCGTCGATCTCGATGGCCAGCGTCAGCGCTGCATCTTTGGTGCGCTGCGAAAACTCCTTCGCCGGTCCCTCGCTGATTGCCGCCAACTGCTTGCCGTATTCGCTGACCTCGCCACTGGCCACCGACAATTGCCGGCGCAGACTGGCGAGATAGACGGATTCGTCGTCTTTGGCTTGTTTCGCGCCGAGTGGTCGTTTCTGGTCGGCGGCTTGGCCGCCACCCAAGATTCGAGCCCGACTCATCGCCTCGATGGCTTTTTCATTCTTGGCACCGAGAGCGATCTCGCCAGCCAAGTCGAGCCCGGACGGTCCGCCGATCTTTCCGACGGATAGACGCGCCGAGTCGTCGGCCCCGACGCCAAGCAGCGCAAATACGCGACCGGCCAGCCTGTTCCACGCGACCAGGCCCTTGAAGAGCGTCGATTTTTCGGACATGAATTCTAGCGCCAGTTCGGCGCGCTTGCCGCCGGCCGCCAGATCGTTTAGCCACTTTGACATACCGATTAAACCTGGCAGCATGTGCGTTGCGATCGATATTCCGGTTTCTTTGGTCTGCAGCGCCAATTCGGCCATCTGGTCGGAGAACTCGTCGGCCATCGGCGCCAGCAGCTCCATACGGCGGCCGTACTCGGCGGACTTGCTGGCCACTTCTCCCAGACCGGCGCTGCCGAGGTTGAGCATTGGAATCATGTCCACGCCGGCCCGGCCGAACAGCTTCAACGCCAGCGCGGTCTTCTGGATGCCATTTGGCATGGCGCTGAACAGATCGGCCAGCTGGATCAGCGCGCCGTTGGAATCCACGGCATCGATGCCGGCCTGTTTCAGCGCGTTTCCGTTGTCCGACATGAACTTCGCCAGATGCTGAACAGCATTGGCGACGGCTTCGATGCTGGTACCGGACTGATTGGCGGCGAGTGTCCAGGTCGCCAGGTTCTGCACGCTGACGCCGACCCGCTGGCTGAGGTCGTTCATCTTGTCGCCAAGGTCGATGATTGATCGGACGGAAGACGCCAGCGCGGCGACCATGCCGGCGCCGACAATGCCGCTGAGCGCTGAATAGGCGCTGGCGAGCTTGGACACGCCCGCCTGCGCAGACGCGAATGCCGGCGCCGTATCATCCTTCGCGGAAATGATGATTTGCGCCTTGTTGCTCGCCGCCATCAGTCGGTACTCCGGTTCAATGAGTCCCTGATTGTGACAAGATCGGCAATCAGGCCCTCCACATCATCCACACCGAGCATTCCGGCGACCACCGGCAGCGCTGCCCAGTCGAGGCCACCCATCACGTTCCAGGCCCGCACTGCCATGATTGACTGTGCTGGGCACGGCCCTGGCTCGCCGGGTAGGGTTCTCCCGTCGAGCCAGGTCCTCAGTTTTTTTCCGTTAGCTCCATCCGATGTTGGTGGGACGCGAAAGCCGCGAAGACCGCCTCAGCAATAGGCGCAAGGAGGTCGAGGCGATCGGTGAGCCATTCTGCGCAGACGTCCGCACTGAATTCCAGCAGATGACCATCACCGGAGGACAGCACATCGGATTCCTTGACGCCCGACCAGCCGATGACGAACGGCAGGATCGCCCGCCCGCGGGGCTGGTCTTGAATTTCGATCATTTCCAGCGTGGTCGGCCGACGCACCAAAAAGATGAAGCTACCAACCGTGATTCTGGTTTCGCGCGCCTTGCGCATCTTATCGACTAGTTCGCTCATGAGATCAAGCGGAATAGTAGGTCGGCGTACCGCTGCCGGTGATCACCGCGGTGCTCGTGACCTTGTCCTGAGCGTTGCCCTGCGGCGCGCCCACAAAACCGACGTAGCCAGTGAACACCATGATCTTGCCACCGATACCAAACTGGAACTTGAAGGCGCGCTCGGATTGCACGTCGCTGGCCACTTTCATGGCGGCTTGGCCGGCCTCGGTCGGATCCCAGAGATTATCGAATGTGGCCGTCAGTGACTCGGGCAAGCCAGGAATCTGGCTCTTCTGGTTTCCGTGGATCGTCGTGGTATCGATCATGGCGAAGTTGCCGCCGGACACGTTCATGGTGGTGGCCGTGGTGATCGATGTGCCGAAGGTGATCTTCTCGGCGGCGCCACTGCTGAAGTCATCGAAGTTAGCCGTCGAGATGCCGACACCGCTGGAAACATCTTCCAGGCCGAAGTTATCGGCGGAAACCGAACAGACGCGAAACACACGGGCGTTGATCTGCCACATGCCGTTGGCGGTGATGCGCACATAATCGCCGTTGGCATAGCCGTGCGCCACCGAGGTGGCGACTCCGGGCGTAGCCTTGGTAATTGCGGTGATGGTCTTCGGCGCGGCCAGTGCCGATTGCATGGCGATAGCGACGTTTTTCCAAATCAGAGTAGCCATTTTGTTGCTCCTTTCAAAGTGCCTCGCGGCGCAATACTGCCATTGCTAGATCAACGTATCCGGCGCATTCGCAACGGCGGTGTAGGAAATGGTAAAACTCATGCGCTTGATCCCGACGGGCTGATCGCTTTGCTCATCGTCGAAACTCATGCCGGTATACGTGAAGTCCAGCCGTGTCCCGCCGAGCGTGATGCCAGCGGCGAGGGCCACCTCGACCTCTTTACTCATTTGGTCCAGCGTGTCGTCGAGCGCGGTGGTGGCCTTGGCGACAGCCGACACCGACAGGCGCAGTTCGCGCCCGTAGATCGGGTTCTCTGTGATTGAAAGCTCGGTAGCGGTTTCCTCATCGAGCGTGATCAGGAGCGTCGGCGACAACGCGTCTGGTAGCGGAGCAAGCCGATTTGCATAGACGCGCGATCCACTGGTGGCAAGCCCGGTCAGGGCGGCCACAATGGCGTCGCGGATTTGTTTGTGGAGGTGGTCGGCCATTCGTTACAGTTCCTGCAGGCGCATCAGTGTCAGCCCGGTGCCGTCGGCTTCGACGGCCGCGACCGTGTAAGAAATGCCGCCGACGACAACGAGAGTGCCGACGGCGGCCGAAGGTGCACTGGCGGAGGCGACCAGCAGCACGGGAGAACTGCCCGCGGCAAACCCC